CTCAAAAGTGCCTTCATGTAAACACTTTAAAATAAACGTAAGCTCTTGCTGGGTCAAGGTGTCAGTGGTAACCCTACCGACATCCCTGCCCTTGCTGAGAATGCCCATTAAGAATAGATGTAGATCGCGTCGTTGTCACTTGTGTCTACGTAAATGTTTCCGATTTTCTCAAGGCCAGCAATAGCAAGATCATCAGGAGCAGCTGGAGTACCAGCCCCAGAGTGAGCCGCAACCATGTATCCGTCAGGGGAGAAGCCTCCGCCCGTTGCTGATGCATCGCCGCCAGCGAGGTCCATAGCGAAACGTCCAGATGACGTATCCCAACCAAATACTTTGTCAGCCGCGCCTTCAAAAACAATACCAGTAGTCACGTCTGAAGCACCGCCAGAGTTCAAAGAGATGAACCTGTCTTCCACTGTCATGTTAATGGTGCTTACAGTAGTTGTATCTCCATTAACAGTCAAGTCTCCAGTGACTGTTAAGTTGTTACCAATAGTAACGTCGTTTGGAAGACCAATAGTGATTGTTTGTCCTGATGCTGAAGTTTCAATCTCATTTGCTGTACCAGAAATAGTCAGGGATTGAGAATCAAGATCAACAGCTCCAGTTCCAGAGTCACCCGCGAAGTCAAGGTCTTGAGCTGTTACCTGAGCATCAACGTAATCAATTACAGCCGCTGCAGTTGGGAAAGCAGTATCGTCGTCGTTGGAAGCAAGCGTTTCGGAAGCAGTAATAACAGCAGCACCCGCCATTTTAGCGAAAGTGACGTTGCCGTCTGCAATCTTAGCAGTTTCTACTGCACCAGCAGCAAGCTGAAGAGTGTCAATACCGCCGTCTGGAACCTTGATGTCAATAGTATCGGTACTAGAATTACCAGTGATTGTGATACCGTTACCGTTGGTAAGGTTGAGGGTGTCTGACGAAGTACTAGCTTCTGGGTCTGTTCCATTCGGAGCATTAATTGTCGTAAAGGCGTTGGTAGTTGCCCCAGCTGTAAATGAGTAGGTAATTGTACCGCCACTTTCTGCTACGCTAAGATCACCACTAGCTGCAAATGTGATGTTATTACCAAGGGTTACGTCCGTGGTTGTGGATCCATCTGTGACCCCAATGTGATTGTTTGATACGTCCGTTGATGAGTTGAGATCTAATCCCGACACAAGGACTTTTTTCCATGATGCCATAGTATACTATTTTATGTTTTTGTTCTTTTCGAAAAGCTGTGGCAAATATAAAGCAAATTATTCAACTCCAAAATATAGATTGTCATCTGTATCCGCGTACATCCCACCAGCAAAAGCAGTTGGAGCTTCGGCAGGCTCAAATCGCTTGAATTCTATGACTCCATCTAAGTTAATGTGTCCAGTGCCGTTTGGTGTAAACACTATGTCTCCGTTGCTTACCGAAACGATTGATTGTCCGTTCACATCAAGATCTCCGCCGAGCTGAGGCGTTAAATCCTCAACTACATTCTCTAAACCGCCACCCCCTATCTCTGCCCAATCGTTCGCATCGGTCCATGTTCCTCCCTGGAACACGTAGGCTGTCAACGTAGTCGTTCCGACAATAGCTAAGTACCCGTCTACCTGAAGCGCAGAAGCAAGGTTGTCTCTGTCACCCGTGGTGTCAAAGAAACCAAAACCCTTAGTCTGATTCTCAGTTGCGTCAATGAGAACCGCATTTGGGTTATTGTTCTGTAAATAATCAGGATACTTAATTGCCATGGTTAGAAGGTTATGTCTAGTCGGGTTCCGCTAGCAAAAGCAGCCGTCTGGTTAGAAACGTAAAAACTATACGAGATTGACACCCCGTACTGGTTATTTATTGTGAAGTCACCAAGATCCGTAAAAGCTCCTAGTACTGGAAGAGAGAGGTCCTGAACAACGCCCTGTAAGTCACCCCAAGCTGCTGGGAAAACTATGTACGTGTAATTACTCTGACTGTTTGAGTCAGCAGTAGTAAGCGCATTTAACCACGTGGACCCAGAGTTAAGGTCTGTAGCCATATCGGTTAAGCCGCTGTCGTATAAGGTCTGAGCAGCAGTGTCGTCAGCAATGCTATTAGTTGTTGCAGTTGAAAGACGAGCCAGATACCTCCAGGTAACACCCTTTTGGGCTGATATGGTATTGTTGGTTCCGCTACCGTTGTCCGTGGCTTCGACACGATAGTATCTGGTTGTTGGAGAGCTGACATCTTGAGTGTCTGCCGTGTATGTAGCTGGAGAACCCGTCTCAGAGATGCTGCTCGCAACAGTAGTTCCGTTAATCTTAAACAAGACAGAGTTATCAGAAGTCTGGCTTGTGTCTCCGATACTGAAGCTAAACCCATCCGACTTGACTCCTCTTCCAACTTCTAGCGTAGCAAAACTACTCTTGTTTGCAGTTGCTGGGTAGCTGCCATCAGTATTCTGATAAGCGGCTTTAACAGCGCTCAGGGTTATCGTGGTTATATTGTACTTCTCAAGCATGTCTCTAAGAACAGCTTCAAGTGACGTGCCAGACGCGATGGGCGTATCCATGTGGGAGAACGCAGCGTCTGTATTTGATATCGTAATAGAAGAGGCTAAAACAGCATCTACGTCTCCAAACGACAAAGCTCCGCTTCCGTCAGTTACTAACGCCTGACCATTTGTTCCGTCCGACGTAGGAAATGTGTAGGCAGACTCGGTGGTGTTGGTAGAAGAGCCTATAAAGACTTTCCCTTCTGGAAGGTTCGGAACGTCGTTCGTTCTACCAGATCCGTAAACAATGCCACTTCCGCTACTCTCGTGAGACTTAATGACAACACCAAGGTTTTGGATGAGGTTTGTTCCAGTGGGCTTTACATTAGTATACCCACCCGTCTCCCCAACGTATACTACATCTCCTTCAGAAAAAGAACTAGTATCTACCCCAGTGAGATACCCAACAACGATTGCCTGACCTTCGGCCTCATCAGCGAGAGTTTCATTAAGAACAAAGGTGGCAGGCATAGCAGAGGCAGTGTCTGCACGAGCCGCAATAACATAAGCGAGCTGACCTTGAGGTGATGCCTCGGTGACAGCATGGACGGGAGTTCCTTTTGCAAGTTCACCTCCAGAAACATTCTTAACGCGCTGAGTGACCGCGACATTGACCCATTCGGTGTCATAATCTGTGTCTGAGGCTTTTGCAAGAACCTGATATTGATCACCCCCAGCAACTACACCTTGACCGTCAGTTCCTGCAGGACCTGTAGCTCCAGTAGCGCCTGCAGGACCTGTAGCTCCAGTAGCCCCTGTAGCTCCGTCAGCACCATCTGCTCCAGCAGGGCCAGTAGCCCCTGTAGCACCATCTGCTCCAGCAGGACCTTGAGGTCCAGAAGAAGCGAAAGCTGAAACAGAAACATTGTTTTGGACCTGCGGTATAGAAACTACAGCCGTGCTTGCCTCAGAGGAAACAGCAATCGTGTTACCGCCTTGAGAAACAGTGATAACATGAGGGTTATCACCAGAAGATACGGTTACATTCGTTGCCATTATACACTTACGTCTTCATTGATTTTAAAAGTGCCGTAAATTAAGGTAGTGACTTTATCATCGTCTGAAGCGTCTGTCATTTCAATGTCGTATACATACAATCCAGCAGGTCTAGTAGCCATTATCGCAGATGTAACAGAAAATCTTACAATACCGTCTTCAATAACGGCATCTGACGCAGGAGAGATGGGTAAATTTTCACCGCTAGAGTCTTTAACAGTTATTTCTTTAGTGGCGCCAGTCGCTTCATCTAAGGTGCTGAGTATGATATTGCTATTACTATCTCCAGCCCCAGCCCCGTAAGCAGTGTTAGAATCATCAGAGACCCTCACCTCCATCTTAAAAGAGTCGTCTTCATTGACTATTGAGTTTGCATTTGACGAGTCCTTAAGAGTTAAAGACAGGTCAAATGTGTCTCCTTTTCTGCAAACGATATCTACCCTTTGGGCGGTATCTAAATTTATTGTTTGTGCCATTTTATTATCCTAAGATTTCTGATGTTATGTCTCCAGGGCCTGATTCTTCTCCTTCTAACTCTCCTCTCTGTCCCTGTCTTTGAGAAATAAGTTTGCTTTGCTCAACAGCTTGCTTTTTAACTCTTTCATCTTTTCGGTCATCCTTCATTGTTTCAATAGCCTGCTTAAAAGAAGTTTCTGATTCAACTTTATTCGAAACAGCTTGAGCTTTGATCATTTCAATCTCTTTGTTAAAGCCGTGTTTTACTTCCTCTAGCTGAGCCTCTAACTGAGCCTTGAGTTGCATCTCCTGGGCTTTTAGCTGAGCCTGAAGCTGAAGCTCTTGCTGTCTCGCTTCAGAAGCTGCCTGAGCAGACTGCTGTTGAACCTGAGCTTGCTGTTGAGAGTTCTGCTGAGCCATTTGTTGCGCTTGAGCTATTCTCTTTTTTCTTCTTACGATGAGGAGCCTCTCTGCTTGATTTACGTCTTTTAGCTGACGAATAGCAATAGCATCTTCTAAGTCGATTTCTTTCTGACCAAGAGCGATTTGGATGTTTTGTTCTAAATACTGCCGTTCAGCTTCCTCCATTTCTTTTACCACACGTACACCGAAATTGTACATGGCTAAGTTTCTGAAAGAACTCAATACGCTCATGTTTTCTTTTCCGATTGCGTTTTCATATATCTGATAGAGAACAGAATCAGGGTGAATAACCTGGATGCATTTCACAATATCACTACAAACCTTCTTGTAAAGAACCATAGAAGCGTTCGTGATGTCATAAATAGCGTTGTTTGCAGCAGCTAAAGCCTGCTGTCTCACCCCGACCAACGCGTCTCCTTTCGGGGAAGTAGCGTCCATAACCTCATTGATTCCTGTTGCGTCACGAATCATCTTGAGATAATGATTATATAGTCCAATCAGCTCATTAATGTTCCTAATGCTGTTGCCAATCTCCCTGATGGGCGGATTCTGGAATCCTCCGTCTGGGTTTTTGCTCCTGTAATAGAAGACGCCCGTTTGCTCGTAAATATCATGCAAGTCCAAAGGCTGAAGCTCCCCGCCTTTGCCAAGCTGGACGTTTTCTAAACCTTCGATGTCGATAATGATTCCGTCTGGCTTTGCTTTTGCTACAGCTTGCTGGATCTTAAGGTGAGTTAACTGAAGTTGATCCGCAAACCCAATACAACTGTCTACCATAGACTTAGGCATCATGTCTAGCAGGTTGGTAGCGCAGACAGAATACGAAAGATTGGTTCGAGAGATGTCGTGAATATTCTTCGGGATGTTATTCTTCTTCCCGTAATTAAACAAAAAGTCAGTACCTAAAACGTAGCATCCTCCGTATACAGAGGCGTTTTCTAATTTTGAAACCTCTCTGTTGAATACAGAGTTTTTAGGCGCTTTGTAGCTCTCTCCTTTAGAGTAAAACCCTACATTACCATATCTGCTTTCTTTAGACTCAAAGTACTCACAATCGACAGATATAAACTCAAAGTCCAGCACCTCGATCATGTACTCGTCATAACCAAAACTACTAACGTTATTTACCCTGTCGTAAGAAGACTGGCTAAGCTTAGACGCATCGTACCCGTATTTTTTTTGAGCTTTTTGAGCAATAAGCTTGTAGTCTTCTTCTGAAAACTGATCGCCAGCCATGCGCTTAAGTTCCTGAATAGGAACGTGTTTTACATGTCCAGCATAAACTAAATCGCTAAAGTTTGGATCCTCAGTAAAGCTGTGTACGAAATTAATTGGATCTACGTAGCTCGTCTTTATACCGTGCTGCGGGTCATTATCTCGCTTTACAACTGAAAGTCCTAAAACCGCTAAGTCGTTTACGCATCTGCGCAAAACACCTTCGTTAAAGTCGTTCCAATCAAGCGTAAGATTGGTGGCAATCTGAGCTGCAATCTCAGAAGAAGACTTAATATTGTTTCCAATAAATATTTCAACCTCTTCCAGCGTATCAGGGATAGCGTTTGAATCCATTCCAATAACAACGCCTGTCTTGTCCTCTATCTTTTTTAGCTGGTTTTTAGCTGCTATCAGCATCTCTATCTTTCTCCGATCGGTGTCTTTTTCAGAAGAAGAAAGTGGATCAACCGCTTCTAGGTTTGGATACGGGTTTAAAGAAAGGATCTTATTTACTACGATCCTAACGAATTTAGGAAGGATAGGAACTGGTGTGAAATCCAGATTAAGCATACTTCCATCCCCGTTATTAGGATCCAAAGAAGTAAGAAGCGACCTATAGATTGCCGTGTCTTGTGTGCCATTTGCGTATCTACGGTTTTTCTCGAAAGTTTTTTTTCTATTACCGTAAATAGAATCTTGCTGATCTATCTTTCCCCACTGCTGATATATAGACTTAGCATATTTAAGTCCATATCCTTTTCCTTGCTTTTCCTCAGAAGAAGCCAAAGGGTCAGGAAAGTTAGAAGATTTTTTATTGTTACTATACATCTGCAATAAGTAGAGTCATTTTAACTCATTGCAAATATAGTAAAACTACAAGTGCCAGGCTTTTGGCTTGTGAGTCCTAAAAAATTTCTTGTCGGAAAAGTCTGTTTTCTTCTTTTCTTTCTTTTCTTTTTGCGCTGCAAGCAGCGCTAATCCCGAGCTAATCGTCAAGTCAAACTTAGTTCGCTTGTCTATCTTGTATCCGATCCAGTCCTCTAAAGTTCTGTTAAATAGCATTTTACCCATCGACCCATCTTCTAAGTTTACGCCAACGTGATCGTGAATATAAGCTTCAATCGCATGAGCATGAGCCTGAATCACATCTTGAGAATTAGACGGAATGCCTTTTGTTTTTACGTTAGAGCTGGAGCTATTGTTTTTAAGGTGAGATGGTCTATCCATCAAGTAGCCATCATAGCCTCTTGACTCAAAGTATCTTGCAATCCCGTATTTGTTATTCTCTATAAGTATCGGATACCCATAGAAAAAAGCGCACATTAATACGTCTTCGTAGAATATGCTTGCTAGATCTGGACGTGAAGCGTACTCAACAACAAATGTATTTGGAGGAGCGTCCATATTGAATTTGTTGTAAAGATGCAGCGCACCCTTGGATCCTCTCCCGTCAACAGTTGCATCTAGGTCATATGAGTCAACGCCTCCAACTCCAATATGTCCGTTTGGAGCTACTCTCTTTCCTCTCTCGTCGGCCTTTTTATTTCTTAGATGGTCAGGCGGAAGCCAGGCAACGCGAAACCTTCCGTTTGGATCTGGAGAAAAAACGACCTCTTCGTCTTTTGTCCTCCATACAAAATTGCCCTGAACTATTGGATTAGGGTATAGGCTGTCGTTATGCTCAATTTGCTGGTAAATCTTACCAATGTTAAACAAGCTTCCCTCGATGCTGTCCCTGAATGCTTCGTCTTCAGTGAACGGAAATTGCCTAATAATCTCGTTTAGCTCTGAAGGGTCGTCCTTAAATGAATGCCTTTCGTTTTTAAGATATTTTTTACTCCCTTGATCAACAAAGTCGCCGTCTACGCCAATAAGCTCTTTCTCTGGGTCATCAACTACTGGGTTTCCGTGCTTGTCAAAGAACCCTTCAAGCGCATCGTAAGCTGGAATAAAAATCCTATACAATCCAGATCTAGTCCTCCCATTGTTGTTTCTTTCATTCGGGTCTGAATCAGCCCATAGGTCTCTATATTCTTTACCGCCTTTGTCCATTGGGTTGACGGTGCTGCCAACTAGAGCTTTCCCAACAACCCTTTTACCTACAATAAGACAGGTTCTTTCAATTCTCCATGCCTCACGGATGTCTGCTGGCTTTTCCCATTTTCCAGCCTCGTCCAGATACAGCATGTGTAGCTTCTCCCCGTCATATGCGTTATTCGTAGTGTTCTTCCAATTTACAACTGTGTTGAGAGCGTCTCCTCTGTTCGAGGTTTTGTTCTTCTTAGTAATTCTCTTCGAAGGTTCTCTGAAAGCGAGCTCCATGCGGGGATTCGTAGTACCATCCTGAATTGGCTTGAAGAAAAATGGGTAGCTGCGAAATATCGAAACCACCTTCTTCATGAAAATGTTTTCCTGGGAGTCCTTACCAGTCTTTGACTGAATACCCAGAAGCTTCTCTTTAACTTGACTAGCTTCGTCCACAAGGACAGCAGAGCATATATTAGTGTAGCCAGAACGACGACACTTAGTATAAAGCTGACCGAAACAACGGGGATCAGCTTCGCAAGCAGCCATGTGGAGAAAGATTTCCTTTTGGAAAGCGAGGTATGATGGATATCCGATATCAATTTTAGACCATTGTAGAAACATATAGTGTCGCCCTGTAATATACGTAGGTTCCCCATTATTGTAAAACCAAACACCGTCACGCCTACGCTGAAACTCTTGTTCGATGTAAGAATGAAACTTTTTCCGAAACTCGGCAGGCTTTTCGAGCCACTCATCCATACTGCGTATCCGCTGCAATTCCTCTGGCATAGGTATCCTCTTCCACAGCTGCATTGACTTTGGTAAGTCATGGAAGAGAATCTGCGATCTGGGTGGTTTCTTTGGGAGTACCACGAGTAGCCCATGGAGTTCGATGACTTCTCCTTCTGTACGGTTAGGGTCGATCTTAATCCCCTTAGTTTCATATCCTTCTATGTCTATTAAATTGGACATCAATAACTTCTTCCAAATCTACCCATTTTTCCCAAAGATGCAACACCAGTTTTTGGGTTAGTGAGTTCCATTTGAGCTCCGCATTCGCAGCGCCCTTCGACATAGTAGGTTTTCCCGTCTTTTACTTTCATAGTAAGCGATCGCTCAAAGCGTTCCTTACCGCATTCTGGACAATGTAAGTCTGGCATGTTGTTTAATTTAATTCGTACACCCGACAGGATTCGAACCTGTGACCGTCTGCTTAGAAGGCAGATGCTCTATCCAACTGAGCTACGGGTGCATTTCTTCAAAAGTAAGACTCCATATGTGAACATTCCAACAATTATTAAAATGTTCGGTTCGATCGGGACTGGCTCGTTTTCTTCGCACCACCACGGTGGGTTAGGTGTGTTACATGGGTTAAAATGTGCGGTGCCATCCACACCACTACTCCATTCATGAGTCCATTCATCGCTGTAATAATCTATTGAAGAAGGGTAACTAGTTAGTGTTCCGTCTTGCTGGAGCATCGTAGATAATGTTAAAGTCTTCCTTTAAGTAACCAGCCGTATCTGTCTGATTATCAAAGTTGTAGTCGTCCCAATAGATGAGGCCGCTAGCGTTACTTTGAGAACCTTTCTGCGAATCCACCTGAGTAGTCTTTTTCTTGTTCGATTTCTCCATTGTCTTTGAGGTCTTTAACCATTTGTTCTAGTCTCTGGCGCTCTACCAGTAGTTCTTTGCAGTCGATAGCAGTCTGTTTAATGGACTGAAGTTCAGCTTTTCGAGCAGATCCACCAGCTTCAGGATCGACAGGCTTCTTAACCTCTTCGATCATGTTGTTGATAGCCACCTCCATGCTTTGCATAAGGCGCTCAGCAGCGCTAATAGTAGTAAACTTAGACTTCGACATACATCAGGTCTTCTGCGCGGACGCGATAATACTCCTTACCGTCAATATTGATACGGTAATCCATATTCTTTCTAAACCCAACTACATCTCCAGGCTTAAGGCCTAGCTGCTCCACCCAAGGCGGCGCAAAAGCAACCATGCCTTTCGTGACAGGGCTATCTTTAAGTCTGACAACTTCGATAACACCAGACTGCTCTTCTTCGTCTTCTTCCACTCCTTCGAGAAGCGCCCAGCCCGCCAACGGATGTATTTCGCCAGTCTTTGCAGACTTGTAAGCAATAGCCTGGTTATTAATGGTATGATCAGGATCGTAGCGTACAAGGTAGTGATTATCCTCGCCAGTAAGAGGCTGACCGTCGTTAATAACAACAAGATGATGGAAATAAAGTGTGTCATCCACTTCCACACCCGTGTCGTACTTAAACGGGACAGCCACGACGGGCGCTTCGGTTGTTCTGTTTTTAAACTCATTGTATTTGTTGTCTATGTATAACTCTAATCCACTTTCCGTGGTGATTTTATCATTAATCAGCTTGTCGATTTTTACGACAAACAGGTTAAATGTTTTCATTGATTAAAAATTTAAATCAAATTCTAGCATGCATGGCATTTCATCGATGCTCTTCCAGAGAAGTGTTCCTTCATCGCTTTCAATGTAAACCAAGTACCTTTTCTTGCCAAATTTATGAAGATATCTGTCATCTTCTAAAATAGCTGAAACTTCGCCTTTTCCAGCTCGCATACCAACGTAATATGCCATTCCGTCCTTGGGTTCTTTCCCAACGACAATTTTTCTAATAAGTCCTTCCATTAGTTTAAGGATATTCCTAAATCACCCAAAAGATCAGATAGATCAATGTCGTCATCCTCATCAACATAGGCGTTATCCATGACCTCTTTTACAGCGTTCAGCTCTTCTCTGTTCTGAAGATTGAAGCTGTACATGGTCTTCATCTCTGCGGAATTATCTCCGTATTCAATTTCGTCTAAGTCAATGACTCCTACGACAATGGATGCTAAAACTCGATCTTTCATTTCGAATTCGTCGATAACCTCCTCCATCTTCTTGACGAGTGAGTACATTTCGGCGAAGAAGAGGGTGTCTTTAGGGTTCATGATGTAAATTTGTTTATCTCAAAGATACAACATAATAGTTATGCCTAAGTCCACCGTTAGAAAGACAAGGTTGTTTCGAGACTTTTCAGTTCTTCCAGACAAGTACGTAAAGCAAAACCACCTAAAGAATTTGAGGGGCGCTACAAACGACTTTTTAGAATCAACCCCAGACTTAACAAAGTCGTACCTGTACTTACTTTTATTCGTCTACGACCTGGAGTTCTTTACTATTTCGTGGTTAGCAGAGAACTACGGCATGAATAAAAGCAACCTAGCAGACAGAATGGTATACCCACTGGTTGCTTCTGGGTATTTTTATAAGCACTTTGATAAGCTTACACCGTCTCAAACTCTAGAGGATCATTTGTTCCGTGATGAAACAAAATACAATTACAGAGTTCGATATGCGCTGTCGCAGAAAGGTAGGCTAGCGGTGCAGCGTTTCTACAATTATTTAAAGTAGCCATCCTCCAGCATCTTCAACTCTTCGAACTTCTCGAAGATCTCATTTCTCGTGTAGTGTTGAGGATACCTTCCAGTTTCGTATCTTTTAAAAGGATGAATATCGACGTCTGACTTAACGTCAATACAGTCTAGCGGGTCGGACTCTAGCGGCTCAAAACACTCTTCTCCCCATCTTCCTACGAGAGTGTGATTCATGCTACCATCAAAGTCGGTACGACCTTCTTTATTCTTGGTCTTTTGAAATACAGTAGAAAAGTCTACAGTCTTGTTTAGCGTGTACCTGTAGAAGAACTGACCGCAAGAACACAAATGAAACCTTCTTCTGGTCCAAGCCATGGTCTTCTGATTCTCTTTGTTTATATCGACAATCGTGAAGTTCTTAGTTCCAAAAGAAACTACGGCTTGTCCGTTTATTTTTTCTAATGCTTTGTCCCAAAACTCATCTGAGTTTACGTTATTACTCCCAAGCCAGCATATATAGCTGGTTTCTTTTTTCATCGCTTCGCGCCAAGCAAACTCAAACTTCTTAGAAAGATCAGCGTTTCCGTGCTCTAGGTGCTCCAACCCAAGGCTTTCGCAATACTCAGCTTGTTCTGGCTCGTTGCCTATTACAATGCCGCAGCATTCATGACCAGCCTCGGTAAATTTTTTTATAACCTTAGCCATGTGCCAAAAAGACATCCTTGTCAGTTCAGGACGTTTATAGTACACCATGAAAAAACAAACAGACTTTTTATCTCCCCTGCCCACGATAAGCCTTTTTGTAGTTTTTGCTGTTTTTGCTCTGGGACGTCTTTGTCTTCGAGTGTACCCCAGGTCGATTAACCTTGTTTCGAGTTGGAGCGTAATTGTTTACTTGCTTTGCCATTACAGTGATACTAACATATCCATGAGCTCCTCTTGTGGGAACATATCAGACTTGTCTTTCCTGACGTTCGTGTGTGTCCACAAACCTTTTACTTTACCGTAGTAAGCATCTTCGTTCCACTCAAAAGCGTCTGCTCCTTTTTCTTTGATGAGAGCAGGAAGTCCAGCACGTACATCGATATTGTCTCGCTCTGCAATCCACAAGATCCACAGTCTAAGGGTCTCGATCTGAGCGTCAGAATAACGATGCCAGTCTTTATACCCTCGGAACTTCTTTTTTAATGTAACGATTTGAGAAGGATCTGGAATGGTCCCAGCATACGTCTTACCGTTTTTGATATACCCGAAGTTATTTACCTCGATACCGACAGACTTCTTGTGCATCTCAAACGAACCGTTCTTTCCCAAGTGATAACCCCAGTTACCTTGAGGGAATGCCTGTACTAAAACACCGTCATACTTGTCGTCGTTTCCTTTGATAGACTGTCCTCCTAGAACAAATTCTGTTGCTATTCTTCCTCTAGTGTCTTTAGCCCAGTTGTTGATTGTTCTGAACGGGTTGTTCCACCCAGCCGTATGGTGTAAAAACACCCACTCTGGTTTTACTGGTCCCTGACAGTATTCATGACCAGGCATAAAGTTCTTGTTTACTACAAGCCCATTGCTCGTGACGTATGACTTTTCAGAGTCGTCTGTAGACACCAGATCCATAGCCTCCCATGTTCGTGGCCCTACGATACCGTCTGGAATTAAATCATTAGCTCGCTGCCACTTACATACAGCAGCATGTGTTTGAGGTCCAAATACGCCGTCTACAGCAATGCCTAAAAACGCTTGAACTTGAGCGACTTCAGGGCCGCTTTTTCCTATTCTTAAGATCATTTAATTTATTTTTTGCCTCATGCCTTTTATTGACAAGAGACGGTTTAATTCGCTTTATCCTTGGGTTGAAGTAGTTCTTACTACCCAATTAACGGCGCTTGATCGGTCGCATTCTACCCTCTGGAGTGAATCCCATTCCTGGTCGATCAGAAAGCTTCTCAAGAAGATCTTGCATTCTAGTAGCCCCAGGTCCTCCCTGAGTGTCTCTTGCAAATCCTCTAGCTTCGTCTCTGAGCATTTCAGACTCCATCTCTCCTGCGTCAAGATCGTAAGATCCGTCACCTCTTGGGATGATTCTATAGTCAAGATCCTCAATGTAACCTTGTTGGTTTGGGTTTCCGTATGTCTCCCAGTCTCCAAAAACTGTTGCCATGGTTCCGTCAGGGAGCTCCATCGTTACGTACTGCTCCCCGCTTTCAGTTGTAGCGATTGGCTCGTAAGCGTACTGCCCAGGAATCTTGATTGAATATCCATTGCCTTTCACCTCACCGCCTTGCTCGTACTTATTACCGTAAGCGTTACGCTTGTATTGTCCCAATCTCTCCAAGAGGTCTTCAGTGGCTGATGCACCCATACCGCCTGTAGCTTCACGAGCCATTTTCTTTTCAGGTAATCCGACATACGATTTCCCTTCTATCATGAACTTCTCCGCACCCAGGTTATCCTTTACGTAGTCGTCCATTGAATACTCTTGATCCTCGTCCCCTTCCTTCATGTACCACTTGTCAGTGCTCCAGACGTTATTGTCTTTATCTACCACAAAGAAACCATCATCATAAAAGCTAAAAAAGCGAAGATCACCAGCAGCGTAACCGCTGTCCGCATCACCATCGAACTGGTCACCAAGTTTACCTATGTACTTAGAATTCTGAAACATTTTATCTCCTCGGATGCTCTCTGGTAATGGCATATCCATGGATCCGCCTTGCTCGTACCTAAGATCCCCTTTCATATAATCAACCTCTCTTTGGTTCGCCTGTCGAATGATTCTATTTGCTTTGGGCTGTGGGTTGTCTGATCTGTCTGCATCAAACCGTGTGATTGGGCTATAACCCCCAGGATGGGTGTCTTTGTAGCCGTAATTGTGCCTAATAAGAGTAGGGCCTTGTCTATCAATGGACTCCATTCTTGAAGGCCTGCTAGTAGATCTTCTTCTTCTTAACATAATGATTATTTTTTTACCTTTTTATAATCTTCCTGGATTTTCTTCCTGGTAGCGATATAGTTTTCTTTTACTTCTTTTTGATATGCTCTAGCTGACTTCATTGCGGCCTTACCAGCAGCCTTAGCTCTGTCATCTTCGTGACGCATAAGGTTGCGAGCGACTGCTTTACGCTTTTTAGCAGCGTTTCTAGCAAGTTTTCTAGCTGTCTTTCTAATTCGTGGCATTATACTCCGTACTTTTTATTCAATCGGTTAGCGGCTTTTAGATCCCTCCTATCAATACGCCCCATTCTGTTCCTTTTTCTCTTGAGTTTTCGGTTTACTTTCTTTATTTCCTTTTCCCCCGCTTCTCCTGACTGTATTTTATCGAATGTAGCGTATTTTAGATCCTCATGATCCTTCAAAATTTTCCCATAACGCTCCTCACGCTTTTCGTGGCGCTTAATGCCTTTTTGGAGTCGCTTAATGGGGTTCATTTTGTTTTTATAATTTTCCGCTAATATACGTATTAAATAACTCCCTTGCTTCCGCCTCCCTGTCTTCGTCGTAGAGCCACTCTCCATACTGCTTGTCGTACTTATATAGCCCTATAGCAACCAACAAATCAAAAGCCTGAGTGTCCCCCATCTCATCATTTGCATAAAGGACGTCATCAAAGGTCAACGTATACCCTTTTTCGTAGTCGTCTTTGTCTTTGAGGCCAGCATCCTGCATGCTCTTTGTTATATTCCTCAGTCTGGCGCTAATTTCAGTGGGTTGGTTTAGATAATCATAGAAGGTTTGAACCTCACCTGGCTTTTTAGGTGAGTATTCAAAGTCTAGTCGATGCTTCCCTAATAAAACGTCTGCAATTTCTGGTCTTACGTTTTCAAAACCCTTACCAGAATCAAAAACGTACTCAGGTTCCTCTATTATCTCTCCTGTTTCTGGATTTAGGTACGATATGTACCTTACTGGGAGGCGATCAGATGGTAAAAACCTAGAATCCACTTTAGTAGATCTGTCAACTAATCCAAGTTCGTTCGTTAAGGTTACTGGCTCTCCAGTTGTATGGGAAAGCTCGTGAGTAGCGATCTGTGGGTACTCGCTCATCACTTCAGTACTTCTTACTGGCTGTCTTAAGTCTATAAAAGAAGCTTCAGGCGTAGGTCTACTTACACCTCCTAGGTCTGGACGACCTTCAATTGCATCTACATACCTTAAATCATCGGCTGCAAACCCAATCCTTTCGTATTCTGGTAGCGTTTCAATACCATAATCAGTGGACAGCATAGCCCGACCCCCAGTAGAGCGCTTATAGTCGTCGGATTTCATCCAACGCTGCAAAAAATCAGCGTCGTCAGAGCTACTAGGCTGTTTCTTTACTGGTCTTATAGGATCTCCGCTTGACTTTAAGACCCGCATTGTTTAGAACCTTGGTGCTGGTTGCTGTAAGTCTTTAAACCGTGGGTCGTTCTTAAGAAGATCCGCAGCAAAATCTATTTTATGGTCTTTTGCTCTAGCTCCAAGGTGTCTTTTGTCGAACTTTTCAGCAGCCAAGTATTGTTTTGCTCGCGCCCTTTTATTTCTATACCCTCCTGGATTTGCTCGATCCGCACGCTTCTTCATCTTATGGTACCTTCTGAAAAGCCTGTTAGCTTCTTTTTGATCTTCTTTATCATAAGCGATATATCCATGTGGGGATACTGTACCCAAGTCGCCTTGTCGAGAGTACTTATTAGCGAGCTGTTCTGTCTGCATCCTCCAAAACTCGTCGTCCCACTTCTTACCTCTAAGAGGATTCATGGCTCTATTCCAAACTTTTTCTCGGTAGCTATCAGAATAGAATCTCTTGCTCGAATAAGGAGGGGGGTCTTTTCTAACTGGCCTCATGACTACGATTTTATGATTATCTATTTAGAGCGGACCTTAACGCAGAAGATACTCTCATTCTAGCATTGTTTTTGGCAAACTTCATGCTACCGTCTTTACCCTTCTTCACTTTGTGCATGTAGTCGTCAGTCAATGTGCGGTTCCTTTTTGCTTCCGATTTTCTTTTGAGTTGCTTTTCCGTTCCGTAAATCTTTTTAGCACCTGGGATCTTGCTCCACTTCTCATCTGATGCGCTTGCGTAAGTTCCGTCATCGCCAGCATGCCAAACGAACGTTTTGCCGTCCTTGTCGGTTCTAATCGTAGATGCGTTCTGTCCGTGAATGAACGTCTTTTTCTTTTTAGGTCTCATGACGCAAATATAATCAATATTTGGTGTTCTGAATTAAGCAAAGAAAACAGAAGGAATATTTGGAACGTAATCTTTAGGCTTGTTTTTGTATCCGTACCTTGGGTTCTTGCGACGCATCTGCCTCTCTGCCTTTTCGGTAGAGATCAACCTAGTCTTACTTTTACCTTTTGCGTTGGTTTTTGTCTTAGCGGTCAATCCAGACTTAACGTCACCTCCGTGTTGATCAAGGTTGGTGTAAGAAACAGTTCTGGTTTTTGAACCAATGGCTTTTTTTAATCCTTTCTTTTTGGATTTATCCACGTCGAGGACAGCATCACCTTTGGTCCTACTGTATGCAACTGTCTGAGGTCCTTGTCTAGGCCCAGATACAGTGCGGGCACGGTGTGTCTTTTTTGGTCTCATACCGCAAAGATAATAAAAACAGTCTTAGCGCCTTTCACAGCATCATTAGTTTGATTGACGCTCAAGAGCTTCTGTTGTATTTCAATACAACCCTAAAAGAATGCTCTTCGTTAATGAACAGCTTCGGAGTATCATCGCTAACAAAGCTTCGGCGAAGTTACAGCATTTTTTTTAAAAAGTCAAGTTTGAAGCAATGCTTTAAGTGAGTAACCATAAGCTTCTATGTAACAGCATGTTAACCATAATGAGATGGAGGTTTGTGGATATCTTTGTGAGTAAGTACGCTTTAAAAAATGGGGTTGTCATACAGATCGTGGGGATTCTACACACTTACCAGCGTTTGGTCGCAAAACCCGAAATTGACCCTAAAAACCCCGTGGGAACGAAGTTTGCGCGGTTTTGACCAGATTTTTAGCTTTTTCAAAGCTAATGGGCACAATCTTAGCTTCTACGAAGCTAGAGCTGACATCAGTTAAGTAACTGATAGTCAGAGCGATTGAGTGGCTTGGTTAGAAACTGGATGAAGTAAAGCTTGTAACAAGCTCAATGCGAGCGCGGCGCAATCCCCTCCCCCTCCCCTCCCCAAATTCACTCACCCTCAAATCCGATGGCTCACTTCCAACCGCGCAGGAATCATCTACGATGATCGTATTGGTTGGCTACCAATCGCATGAGTTAGCAAAGCTAACCGCAGGAATTGGAGAAAGTAGATATAGATTAGAATAAGAATGGAATTCTGTGAATTCTTATTCTAATCTTAATATCTAACAACTGATGAACAACAACATCAATCACTCCGAGTTGCTGAAAGCAACTAAGAAAGCTGTTAACAGCTTTGTGTTCAACCCTTCTGCTTCTAAGAAGCAGTCTACTCTCGAAGCTTTAGCTTCGTTGTCGGCTTTCATCGAAGCCATCGAGACTCCATCGGAGTCTGAGACGAAGCCAAAGGCTTCGAAGTCAGCTAAGAAGCCAAAGGCTTCGAAGGCAGTAAAGTCCTCGAAGTCCAGCCGAAAGGCTGAGATTGAGGCTGTTCTTACCTCTGGTAAGAAGCTCAAGAGAGCAGAGCGTTCCGCTCTGAACAAAGAGCTTCATGCTCTCCTCCAAGAGGAGAGAGCTGCTGCTCGTTCTTCGAAGAAGAACAAGAAGACTGTTCGACGACCTAAGAGGTCGTCAGCTGCTGGGCTTGAGTTAACTCAAGCTAAGACTGCTACTGCCAACAAAGTTGGCAAGGCTATCAAGACAAAAGTCGTCAACGCAGTTGACGGTGGTGAGGCTCAACCTTTTGAACCTCGTAAAGAGGTTCAGGTAGTCGAACCGAAGGTTCGAAAGAAAGCTAAGATGAAGTTGACTCTCCTTCCAGGAGAGTCTCCAGAGGAAGCTATGGCTCGGCACCGCAGTGCAGTGCTGGAGCGAGAGCGACTGGAGGCAGAGGCGTTGATTGCCTCTGGCAATCCAATGTTGGAGCCATCTTTTGCCCCAGCAGTTTAAACGAAGTTTAATGTTAAATCCTATAAATCAAAGATTTATGTCACAACCAATTTTTGCTTTTGTCTTCCCGTTCGAGGGAGGAGGCGAGTTTCGCTGTAAGCGCAACTTCGCAGACGCCCTGCAAGCCGCGAACTGGGCTGTCGAAATCATCCTCAAGGAGGGCGATGATTACTGCTACTTCAAGCGCGTGCCGTCCTCGGACTACGTGTTCGAGCCAGCGTGCGAGTCGCACACGGTGGTGCGCTGGGATGATGACGCTCCTACATGGGAAATGTACCATGTCATCGATTAACTACCCTAAAGGGTAAAAAAATAAATTTGGATTTAAGGAATCCTTGCCTTATCTTTGTATCGTCGATTACGACAAAACTCTAAAATTCTAACTCATGCTACACAGCACAAACACAGAGCGCAAAAAAGCGCAGATGGCTTCAGCCTTGTTCAACGATGTTAAATTCTTCGACTTCGATTGCATACGCTCCACAGAGGAGTGGGATGCACTCTCATGCGATGAGCAAATGACCCTCGAAGACCTCGTAGGCACGGACTACGAAGAGGACGATTTCTACGACGATATGCTGTCGTGGAGCGCAGAGCGGGAGCGCGAACTCGAATGGATGATGATGGACATGGAACTCGACGGAGAATGATGTGGGTTTCATGCACAATCATGGTCGCTTTCGCAGTGGCGATCACACACGTAACAAACGAATCTTTTAAACTCTAAATCTTTTATTCAATGAAAAATCTATTTTTCACCCTTGCGATTGCTGTCGCATCCACAACTTTTGGTCAAATGCCTGATGCCATGACTGGCAGAGGCGGTTACGACGTGAACTCAGGCATAGAGACGAACGAGGCTCTGAGCGTAGACGGAATAGAATTTCCTGTTTTCACCACCGAAGGTGGTTCTAAATTCGTCAAAGCTACCTCCCCGCGAACTGGGAACGAGTACGCTGTTTGGGTTTTTACCCCAACTGACGAGACGTTCGAGGGTCGCACCGTGTACACCACCAAGCGTGGAACTCCGTGTGTATACAAGCTCACGAAAGCTGGATTTCCTTATCCAAACTGGTTGGATACAGACGAGTAATCAGGCACTCTGATGAGCCTTGCATAGGCGAAACACCCTTCGGGGTGTCAGTGTCAACTATCAAAATTTCTACACATGAAACCATTCATGCTCTTTTGCGCTCTTACAATCACTGTTGTGAGCCTGAGCCAAAACATACAAGACGACACCTCTACGAACGGAGACGAGCAAACGTCCATGACTACGCTTGAGGAGGATGGCTCTGACGAAGACGAAAACGGTTAAACTTTTAAAATCTTTTTTCTATGAAAAACTTTTCTTTCGACGAAGCTATGTGCTTCGCATACGGTAGCACAATGCTGACTGGAGGTTCCTCAATCGGAATCATGGACAACGGCGAATTCTATGTACCTAAGTGTGGGTATGTAGTGGGCGGAATCGTACCCGAAGAGTCCTGCAAGATGGACAACGAATCGGCTTTCAAGCACACGTATAACCGCTTGTTCCATCAAGCTGAGTTGGCTCTGGAGCGCGATTCTGCAGTGGTCATAGGTACGTGGGTTGAAGACAGCAAGATTGTCTTCGATTTGTGCAACGTCCTCGATGACGAACAGGAAGCACTTGCACTCGCTAAGAAGCGCGGGGAGCGGGCTATCTACGACCTTGAAAACCAAAAAGAAATCTTTGTAAAATGAAAACACAACAACACATTGACGCGCTGTACGAACGGCGCAAAATAGCGGGCGGCTTCGAGCAGGCGCTGATCGACGCATACTTGAAAGCCGATAATGGCAACACAAGAATCCTCGAAGATGCCTTCAAGGGCACACGGTTTGACCTGACCCCGAAGCCCAAGTTCAACAGCGGCGTGGAAACGCTACGCAATGCCGCGTACTGGTCAGGGCATCGTGACGAGTACCTGAACGACAACAAAACAGCCTACCAAATCATAGACGAATACCTGAAGGAAAATGATTAAAGCAACACTACAATTTCAGAGCGCATACAAAGGAGACGTGATGCGTGGCAAGCCCAGCGGGTGGGGGTATACCCGCAAGTTCAACGACGAAGAACACATGAACAACCACATAGCGTACATGGAGCGTGAGAAAGGGCACGTAATTGACGAAGTATGGATTTGGAAAGATGAAAATAACTGGAGATAAAAATGAAAACAAAATTCACAAATGAACGACTCATCCGTGTAGGTACACGGGTGGTATACCGAGGCGGGTTCGGTCGCGACCCGCAGAAGACCGCAGGCGTAGAAGCCATCGAGCGCACCTACCATCCAAGCGAGAAGTATGGACAGGAGGTAGACGAGGTGAGTATGCACGACAACTACGTACTCACATTAGATGATGGACATTGGTGCTATTCTCACCAAGTCGATGGAGTTCTAACTGACTTACAATCAGCGACTTAGAAAATAAATTTGGAAAATCGAAAACTCTGCCTTATCTTTGCAGTGTCAACAACGACAAAATCAAAATCTCTAACACATGGCATTACCTACACTTACCGACTTCCTCAACTCTTGGGATAAACTCATCGTCACTGGCATGACTCCTGAGCGTAACGACTCAGTGATGACTACCACCACGAATAACATACCCGTGGCTATCGAATACCGTCACCAAATCAACTCATCGACAGGTGAGTGCAGTACGGTTGCGTTCCTCGTAGCCTACGATGAAAACGGCAACCGAGTCACCCTACGTAACCAGACGTATGGATGCTTCGGGGATGAAGAGAAGCAGTTCCACCAATGGTTTGCCAAGAAGATGGGTAAAGCTTGCGGGCTTGATGTGAGTCGACGATTAGATGTTTCAAGAGCGGTCGATGACTTCTTGGAATAAACACATTCATCATGAGCGTAGTTAGGCTAAATCAACTACTGCAAACGTAAGCTGTTTGGCGTGCTTACGGCTCATACATAGCGAGTCCCCGTCGGGGGGTGCAAGGCGTACAAATGCGAGACGTCAGCGAGGTTCGAATCCTCGGCTTGCTACAATGGGCGGTGTTACAAATCACCAGGAAGACCATTACCTGTGGTGTAAGCTATGGAATCATGAGGCTTGCACCGATGGGAGAGAAACCTAAACTCCGCCCTTTTTTACTAATTCAAAATTCTAACACATGGACAAATCAATTATTGACCGCCTCGAATACTGCGAGGAAACCTATGCAGGTGAGACCGAAACATGGAGAGACCCTGTAACAGGTGACTACTACCACGTACCTATCGAAATCGTGCGTGACTTCGACAACGCAATGAACCTTAATGACCCTAACTAATGACACCCGAACAATTCGAAATCTTCCATCAGTGGGCAGAGCGTGTGGCAAACACAGCCAACGACACTGACACACACATCCGTGCCATCGATCTCCTGCATGACATTGCAGGAATCTTGGCTAATGACGAACACTTTTTACCCCGACTATAATGATGACAGATAAAGAAGCCCAAGCCTTCATGCAGGATGTAGATGCATCCGCTCCATTCTGGGTGGAGCTACACGACGAAGACCGACCAACGATAAAGATTCAAGGTCGTGATGTACCCCGATGCCTGTACAACCTCATGGTTACACGGCGCGACGTAAACCTCTACCTCCACGGACTCAAGCCCCATCGTGGATGGAAAATCGGAGACGTGAAAGCATACTTCGGGCTTAAGGGTGGCAAGCAGAAAGTAGCAGATGCTATCAATGCTATGCACTCAGAATTTATGGGACGATTTAAAGAACAGAATAATGACGAAATTTGAACAACACATAGGGAAGCAAATCCCGCAAGAAGTACTCGATTACATGGCTTCGCGAACGATCGAGCAGATAGAGCGTCAAGCACAGAAGCTAAAGTTTGATTCGTGGTGCCCCTTGGTCATGGAGAACGACTCACCTGAACTGCGAAAGGAGTTGAAACAAGCAAGTGACTTGCTGTTTCAATGGATTGATTTTCAGTCAGTTGCAAAATAAATTTGGATAAATGGATTCCTCATCGTATCTTTGTCGAACAATTCAAAAATTCTAACACATGAAATACTATGCATTATTACACGGTGTATGTGGACTAGCCGAGGGTTACTCCGACACCACAGTCAGATGGTTCAAGACCATGGATGATGCCCAGCATCACAAGGGCGAGCTACTTGCCTCGCTCATGACCCTCCCTCACGAGCTAGTTGAAAGCTCCACAGACGGGACGCAGGACATTATCACCTACACAGACCGTGAGTGCGAGCAAGAGATTCTAAAAATTATCCCTTACGAACCTATGTTCGATTCGCAATCACGACGAGAGTACCTCATCTGGAATCAGATGGACTGCGAAGCTCCATTCGATGGTGAGTATCTACCAAGCGACATGGGTGTAGTCAAAGACCTGTGTGAGCGTATGGAATCTGTTGATGAGACCTTCAGCGTCGATGCACTCCACGAGTTTATCCGCGACCTATGGTACAACGGAGACGCTATGTTCGATGCTGACGACCTATGCATCTACTATTTCAAAATCCCTAAATCAAAAGACTTAACATCATGAATGTAAATGATTTCATCTTCATATGCGAGGAGTACAACATCGATCCCGTGATTGCATCAGAGGACAAGGGTGTACGTAAAATCCTTAAGACACCAACATCAAACGTAAACCAGCAGTTAATGCTCTCAGGCTACCTGCACAAAAACTTTTAATCATGACACCACAACGTAAAGAAGAACACATCCGCAACATCGCTTTCTGTATACAGAACGGCGCATCAGGCTACGTCACTGACAACTTCAGCATCGGTGACCTACCTACACCACAGAGGACTGGTACTCTCTCACAACAAGATGCCTATGCACGAGGCAAGGCACGTATCATCTTCGATGAATTCATCGAGCAAAACCCTAACATCAATGAGTAACTACGCAGTATACCGCATCTTCCGCGACTGGAACAAGCGACCCAAAGTCCTGATGGATGGACTCACACGAGAACAAGCACAGACTATTGTGCGCAACACACCGTCCGAAGAGGACAGCATGGTCGTATTCGATGAAGAACCAAGAAGCAAACAATGGGGAAGACGCTAGTGTATATTCGATGAAATGAAATAACAATGAAAAAAGAATTTAAATACACTCCAGTAGAAGAAAAGCTAAGTGTAAAGGTTCGCAGACGGCTTATGGCGGGCAACTCCGCAGACCATATAGCCAGCACAGAAGGAATTACACTCGATCAAGTTTGCTACCTTATAGGTACAACCCGAGAAGCTTTACTCGGACTAGAAAAAACAGAACAACAAGAAACAGAACAACAAGAAACTAAATCAACTGAAATGAAAAATCAACAACGAAGAATCACAGAAGCCCAGAAATCAAAGGTATTAAAGCTCAAGAAGCAGGGTGAAACCCACAGGTTTATAGCCAAGCATGTAGGTGTAAGTCCGTCCTCGGTCGACCGTATCGTAAACCCCAAGCCTCGCAGTCGGTCCAAGGTCAGCACCAATAAAGCGTCAGCTCCTACCGTAGTAGCCAAGCAAGTGAAACCTAGTTCAACCCGTATGTCAAAGTTCAGTTTGTTCTGGGGGGCACTCGAAATCGTGAAAGAAGCGTAATGAGCAAACCAATATGCATACGATCAAGCGCGAACGAAGCCCCCGCGAAGGACTTCAATGACTGGGCGCAACACATCCACAGCACAGCAAGAAAAAATTACTTTAGACAAATTCAAGAAGCATGTATAAAATTCGATTCCACCTCGCAAGAGGAGAAAACTTTATGAAGTGGCAAATCAAGAGCGACACAGGCACACAGTACATTAGTCCTGACGATGTTCAACTTGCCATGTTCAATGCTAAGTTGCGTGTGCAGTTAGGTACATCAACTAAAATCCACGACGGTGCATGCAAGACAGTGTGTGCCTGGGTGGAGTGTGAAGACTTGTCGTTCGGAGACCCGTGGGAACAGAAAGGAAACTTCGGTGATTACCGTGTACGATTCAACCCACGTAACAACCCTAATTGGACTGACGAGAACGACAACATAGTTAACGAAGAAACCTTCCCATTAATTATTACAGATGACAGAACTCTTATTGTGGTTGGAAGTGCAACTGGATGCGACTGCCAACTGGATTAACAAACACTTATCATGGTTTTTAACAAACGGAAACAAGCAGTGAAAGCACACCCAAACGAACACCTCATCCACGACGACTGCCGTGTAGAAATCGAGATAGTACACAAAGCCTTCGGAATGAACGACGGCATGAACGTACTCGTAATCGACAACGACACAAACGAAGTCGTCCTTGATGAATGGGAGCCAGACTTCGAATGGGCGTGGGAAACAGCCAAGTACTACAGCAAGAAATACAATCTTGAGATTGTAGATGCTGTGCCGTACTAAAAGCATCAGGGGCGTATGACGCTATTGTACCTCAGCTCTTGTCGGAGGAGTTACCGAGCATCCACCCGAATTCAAACCCTGTGTGTCATGATGGTTATCACACAGTCAGGGCAAAGCCGTGCGTCATGCGTAAGTCCCCGTCATGCGGCTATGGATGTTAAAGACTGACAGCTGGAAAGACAGCAATACGATCACGGAGAGGGGGGCAGCAGGCATTGGCTGTCTCCCTTTCTTAACCAAAGATAATCAATTAAAAACCAATGACTAACGAAGAAGCGATTAAACACATATCCGAAGTTGTAGCCTTCCAAAAAGGTGAACCTAGAAACCCGCCTTTAGAGCTAGCATACAGTTATGTATGCGAAGACATACTGGAAAACGACATAGACAACTGGCTAAACAGCGACGTATCGTCGTATCTGTCTCAGTTCTCTGAACTCGCTGCACAAATAGTAGAGGAGTGGTCAGGTTACACCAGGAATAAAGACACCCTTGGCTCAGAAACTGGCAAGATGTTCGAGGGCTTATGCTTAGTTCCGCTATCGTCAATGTTCTATGTAAAATTTTACGAACGGCTAAAAAAATACGAAAAGGATTTGTCAGAACGCTGACAGGGGAGAGACGTATGGTGTGCGGGGAGAGCCCGTAACTAGCCTGTTAGAAAGCTATGAGAAACAAAGTCTCTCTTTTCCTTGCATTAATCACAATTAAAACCTACATTTGCATGAATTCAGAAATGAAGTCCCTATTAGCGGGATACTATTTAGAGCTTGGATTAACACCCAGCAGAACAAGAATGAAAGAACAAGTCCAAGCACGAGCCGCCGTGATGGTGGCATTACGCCAATACACTACGACCACAGCTATCGGTAAGCTGTTCGATATGGACCACTCTAGCGTAGTGCATCACTGCAAGAAGCACGATGCTAACATGGTGTATTGGAAGGGCTATGCGAAAATGTTTGAGATCGCAAAGAAGCACTGCAAGACACTCAGGTACAAATCACGTCAAGCAAAGCTTAAGACCGTCAGGCTAGAAATAAACAGACTAAAACGACTAGAAAGAAATCTAATTGAAAATTCAAATCCTTTATTACAATGAGTAATTACAAATTCAAAACAACCAACATTCGGGGTAAGCAGTATGTCGAAGTTAACGAACGTATCAAGTTCTTCCGTCAGGAAGATCAATACAAAGACTGGACAATCATGTCCGAATTCACCGTACTTGACTCAGAGCAGTGCGTATGTAAAACAACCATCGCAGATGCTACTGGACGTGTTATTGCCACTGGACATGCACACGAGGTGCAAGGTTCATCCAACATCAACAAGACCAGCTACGTTGAGAATTGCGAAACATCAGCAATCGGGCGAGCTCTTGCTATGCTTGGAATCGGAATCGACACGTCTATTGCGTCAGCTAATGAAGTCCAAGACGCAATCGCAAAGCAAGAAGACAGCGACAACTCCGCAAAGATTAAGAAGGTTCAAGAGGTCTTCGATACCGAGCCGCCCGTAAACATTATGGACAAGGCTGTCGCTTACATCAAGTCGCAGACAAACAAGAAGAAAGCTTTCGAGAACATCATGGCTAAGTACGAGGACTCTCTTACTGCGGGTCAGATTGCTGGACTGCAAAAGTTCGTTCGGTAATGGCTAAGTACAAAGTGCTAGATCGTAGGCTAACAAACCCTAAAGCGTGGACTCAATACAGAGCTCACTGCTTGAGATCAAAGATGCGCAAGCATTGGGTAACGGAGGGCAACCCTGAATTTGCAGGGTTGTTCTTCATCAAGCACAAAGACTTCATGGGTGATATCGACATAGCTGAATACCACATAAACATGAAAGGTCAAGGGTTTTGGCTCACACCTGGAGAACCAACTGCCTGGGCTGAGATAGACACTTACGACTACGTAGACCAAGAAGGAAATTCAATTTACGAAGATGACTATATCTGAAAAACTACAAGAGCGGTACGGTAAGTCACACTTATCTTACTCATCCCTTAAGCAAGCGCTGGGGGATATGGCTCAGTTCGACCGCTACATGAAAGGGGAACTGAAGTATGAATCCGATGCGCTTGACTTCGGTACCTTGTACGATATGCTGTTGTTTGAGCGTGAGCTTGCGTTTGAAAAGTATGTCGTACTGTCTGAATCTGAGGTTATGGCTCGGCTATCCGACAAGGCTCGCAACATGAAGAAGCCGTCTATGACTTCGGAGTACAAGGCGATAGTATCAGCCATGGAAACTGAAGCTCTCGAAGAAGGCAAGACTATCGTATCGCACGCCGATTGGCAGATGGCTAACGATATGATTGACCGACTGGCAACATGTGGGCTGTTGGATACGTATCTTGCTGGCGACTATCAGGTAGGGTTCCTCGAAGAGCTGAACGGAGTTCAGGTCAAAGGGTTCCTTGACTGCCTTGGTGACGGGTTCATCAGCGACAGTAAGTCTGCGCGTAGCGCCGAGAAGTTTCGGTATGCAGTGCGCGACTTCTCATACGACATTCAAGCCTACATCTACACGAAAGTATTTGGCATAAAAGATTTCTATTGGGTTGTACAGGAGAAAACTTATCCGTATCTTCCCGCTCTCGTTAAGTGCTCTGAGGAAACTCTGTTCACTGGAGAGATGAAGTTTAACGAGGGTGTTAACCGAATCAGGAAGTTCCTTGAGGACGGTCAAAACCCAGAAACAGACTACTTACTCTATGAAGTTTAAACATTTTAAAACATTAATCAAAGGAGCCTCAGCTTTATTAATCTGGGCTCTATTCTTAAACGCATTTATTTTAATCCTTAATTCATTTATATTATGAGTGATCAAAACAAAAAGTACGAGAGTGTTCTCGTAGGTTGGGCAGACGAGCCTAGCTACAATGACAACGGCGAGTTGATGGGGTGGAGCTTCCGCCTCAAAGACAACGAGTTGAAAGACTGCATTGACCAGTACACCACATCCCGTGATGCTAACGGTCAAGGAGGTAACGTTCGATTCCGTCTCTTCATGTCGAAGAACGGCAAAGCATGCTTAAGCGTGTGGGATCCGAACAGCGAAGCGGCGCAAGAGCGTCGAAATGAATCGGCTAAGACGCAGGATAGCGAGACTGTCCCGTTCTAGTATATGGTTTACAGGTTAGCGAGGGGGTGTGGGCTTCGGCTCCACCCCTTTTCTTTCCCTTTATCTTTGCGTCATGGGCAAACCAATCTACTACATGACTGGCACGGCTACGTTCATTAAGAATAAAAACCCGCAGACCAGGGCTGTATGGATCGTCAGCACGTATGATAACCCACAGGACATCATGAAGTATGACGAGCACACTATGTACAGGCTCGATCAAGAGTTGCTTACCCCAAAAGCAAAGCAACGAACGATTATTATCAATAAGGTCGAGACCATCAAACAAATAGGAACAACTGTAGATGTCAAAAAAACACAGCGATAAACAGATAGGTGGTGAGCACTACAAGCGTATGAAGATTCAGCCGACTGAATTTATTGTGGCTAACGATATACCGTTCATTGAAGGAAACGTAATCAAGTACGTATGCAGGCACAACCACAAGAATGGAATAGAAGACATTCAAAAAGCAATTCATTATTTAAACTTATTAATCGAATATCACTATGAGAGTAACAATGTTCGAGACTCTGTACTCGAAGGAGGCTTATCACATGCCGATAGCGAAAGCTTTAAAAAGAATAAAAAACGGAGACTCTGCCATCAAGGTTGAAACAATTCGCAATGGAAGCAAAGAGTTTAAGAAAACCCTACCTATCGTCCTCTTCTCAGGGGAATTTGAAGCACGTAACGACGAGGCTCTTGCGCGTCACAGCCAATTCATTGTACTCGACTTCGATCACGTTGATGTTGCTTCATCCAAGGCGATTCTATCCACGGATCCTTATGTCTATAGCTGCTGGGTATCTCCGAGTGGCGACGGACTTAAGGCGCTTGTTAAGGTAAGTAATCCTGAACGCCACCGAGACCACTTCCGTGCGCTACGCACGTACTTTCACAAGCAGTACGATCTTGAAGTAGACGAATCAGGAATCAACGAGTCACGCGCATGTTTTGAATCTTATGACCCAGAGATTGTGGTCAACGAAGATTCCGCCGTATTCGGAGCTATGGCAACCGAGAAATCGGAGTCTCAGGTAGCTGTATCCAAAGCAGGAGTCTACACAGATTACCAAAAAATGAATATCGCTTCACGTCTTATTAGATTGTGCGACGACGGCGATAAGCACAACACTCTATTGCGAGCTGCTAAGTTTTGCGGAGGCTTGATAGCTGCTGGGAGAGCGGAAGAGGACGAAGCTATTCGGATCCTTACGAGGGAAATAATGAAGCGTGATATAGACGACGAAGTGCAAACGCTTCGCACTATCAAGGACGGCATCGAGCACGGCAAGTTACGCCCCATCCATGAGACCATGGACGAAGAGAACAAGATGCGTCGTGAGATGGCTATCAACGATGGAGATATGTCATTCATATCCTCAGATGACGAGGACTTCCGATGGATTGACGACTACGCTAATGGAAACATAGAGGTAGGCTTAAACACAGGCGACTCCAATATGGACGAGTTCTTTCGGTATAAGAAAGAGTTCACTATTATCAATGGTCATAGTAACGTAGGTAAAACTACTATGGTGCTGTACCTCATGGTCAACGCTGCTATTCGTCACGGATGGAAATGGGTGGTATACTCCTCTGAGAATCGAACAGCTGCTCTGAAGAAGACTCTCATTCAGTTTGCCATGAACAAGAATGTGACTTCTATGAACCATATGGAGCGCAAGAAGGCATATGAATGGGTAAGCGAGCACTTCACAGTCATTAGCAACAAACAGGTGTACAGTTACGGAGACATTATCGTATTCCTTGAGAAGATTCTTCGCCAACAAGAAGTGGACGCTGTTTTTGTAGATCCTTACAACAGCCTAAAGCTTGATATGGGCACCACAAACAAGAGTAGCCACGAGTATCACTACGAAGCTGCATCTGAGTTCCTTACGTTCTCTACGGCGAACAACGTAGCAGTTTGGCTCAATATGCACGCCTTCAGTGAGGCACAACGACGCAAAGGAGACGATGGATTACCTACAGCTCCGTATGCAGAAGACACCGAAGGTGGAGGCAAATTTGTTAATCGAGCCGACTGCTTCGTTACAATCCATCGAAAGGTTCAGCACCCTGACCACTCTCAGCGCAGGATCACTGAGTTTCACGTTCGAAAAGTACGTGACATAGAGACGGGAGGCCAGCCCACTGGACTAGACGAACCAATCAGGTTAGAGATGAATACATCTCGCACTGGATTTAGGGTATGGCCCAAGCAAAACCTTCTGTTCGAAGCCGTTGATTTACAGAATAATAAACAAGATGAATTAATATTTGACTTTAACCATTCGTTTTTAGAAAAATAGGCTGTACCTTTGCTTTAGTGAAGCGAAAAACAAAAGGGACTCCTAAGAAGAAGTCAGCTAAGAAACGAAATTTAGGTAAATACAAAAGCGGACTAGAAAAAACATGCGCTGATTTGCTAGCTGAATCGGGGCTAAGTTTTACCTACGAAACTCATGAGTACATGCTCCTGGATAAGTTCAAATATCCAGGTACTTACCTAAAGATGACCTCTAAGAGGAAAGACCTGTCGGACCGCTCTGGCTCGACGGTCCTTCCCATCAAATACACCCCAGACTTCGTAGGACCAAACGGAGAATGGGTTATCGAAACCAAAGGGTACACTCCTTCGCATCACGATTTTCCGATGCGCTGGAAGCTGTTCCTACGTCACTTGATAGACTCTGGAGAACCAGTCCCAGCTCTATTCATCTGCAAAAACAGAGCGCAGGTGGAGCAAGCAATTGAGAAACTAAAAGAACTAGGATATGGCAAAAAAGGATCTAACAAAAGAACAGCTTAGTGAGAGCTACAGCATAGCGTGTTTGCGCTTGCATAATGAAATCACGAAGCTTTACGAGGATTTACACGGCGAAATAGGGGATCCGTGTACAAGCAGTGGACTCGTGTCTAACATGGTATCGGCTGTAAGGGTAATTTTGAATCACGAACTCGACTTTATTAAGGAGGCTTCGTACCAACACCAAGAAGCCAACCATGATCAGTCAGAACAGACGGACATATTCTTCGGCGACGGGGAGAGCAGCTGAAGTCAGATTCGTTATGTGCGCTGAAGCTAAAAAGCTTCAAGTCGTGAAAGGCTCACGCAAAGACGACATGCACCTACACATTGACTACTGGCTGTCTTACGAAGGCAAAGGTAGATGGGGTGTAGACGTTAAGGGAAATAACCTACCTTACGAGATCTGGTGTGAGTTCAAGAACGTGGCTGGCAACCCAGGGTGGATGTATGGAGGCGCTGCAATCATCGCTTTCGACATGCCTGAAGAGGGAGGCTTTAGCATAGTCGACAGAATTGAACTCAAAGACTACTGCGAAGAAAACGTAGAGGATGTATTCGTCAAGAATAAGAAAGACGCATACAAGAAAAAATACACTCGTGACGGAAGAAAAGACGTGATAACAAAGCTTAATTTGCTGG